CAACAATTAACCCTTCTACCGTCAACAATGACCAAATAAAAACATTTGATACCACCTTTTCTACCGCATTACTTCGCTTGTGGGCGCTACTTCGTTCTGAGTTGTTGCCTTCTGCCGGTCCATGTGGATTTAAAACCGATAGTAATAATACGGAAGCTTTTGAATTACAAGGTGAGATAACTAAAGATGCGCTCAATGAATATCTAACAATAGAGGATAAAGGATTTTACCCTGATTATGATCGATTTTTACTTTACCTATTGTTGTACGGCTGTGTTTTTCGCAAAGTATATTATGATTCTATAACCAAAAAACCGATAAGCAGGTTTATTATCCCTGAAGATTTTTTAGTAGATAATAATTGTAGCAGCATATTAGAGTCTAATCGTCTTACTCATATTAGATATCTTTCAAAAAGAGAGATCTTACTTAATATGCAAGATGGAACATTTAGATCCGTTGAGCTTGATTATTTAAAATCAACAAATAACTTTGTAGATATAGAAGGCAATGAGGGTGCTAAAGAGCCAGGCGATAATAGCGGTATTGATATATCGGCTTATAGCACATTATCGCGCTTTAAATTTTATGAGACTCACGAGTATTTAGATTTAAATGAGTTTTTTGATTCTGGTGATACATGGGAACTTGACAATGATTCACTACCGTCACCCTATGTGATAACTAGATGCGGTTTGAGTAATAAGATAGTAAGTATTATACCTAACTGGCAAGAAGACGATCCGACTCGCACTCGGATTAATTGTTTTGTTCACTATAATCTTTTCCCTGGGTTTGATATATACGGCTTAGGACTTGCTCAAGTTTTGGGTAGTAATGCCATGAGTTTAACTTGTATGCAGAGAATGGCAATTGATGCTGCTATATTTCAGAATTTCCCGGGCGGTGTAAAAGTACCGGGTATTAAGAATCAAAATAATGATATAACAATAACTCCCGGTCAATTTATTACTTTAGATACGGGAGCACTTCCCTTAGCACAGGCCATTATGCCACTGCCGTATAACGGACCTTCACCGGCGCTGCTTGAATATCTTCAGAGAGTAACGAATCAGACGCAGCAGCTTGCTTCAACAAGCGAAGTAGGTATGCCTGAAAATAGTGCAAACACACCGGTCGGAACTACCATGGCGATGCTTGAAGTAGCTAATCGTATGCAATCGGCAATATTACGTACGGTACATGCTTCTTTTAGCGATGAGATACAGTTATTATTTCAGGCATTAGATCCATCAATTCATGATGATAAATCTATAAAAATTATCCCCGTATCCGATCCTTCTGTAGAGTCTACGACTCAAAGAATTATGAAAGCAGAAAGTTTGTTAAAGATAGCTTCTACTGATCCACAGTTACACAATATGAGAGAGATATATACTAGAGTATACCAGGCATTAGGCATCTCTGGTATCGATCAAATTCTATTACCGGAAAAGCTTGAGCAAAATGAAGAAATGCCTGTTGATCCTGGGGTGCAAGTACAAATGGCAGATATAGAGCAAAGGCGTTTAGAGGTTGAATCACGTGAGCGAATAGCTCATTTAAATATAGAAGCCGACGGCTACAAAACACAAATGAATATTGAACTAGACAAGGCTAAAATGGAGCAAGATCGTTATATAGCTGATTTAAAAGTGAATTTAGAAGAGCTCTTAAATCAAACAAAGATGGATATGGACATGTTAAAGATGGAGGCAGCGGCTCGTGAAAACAACGCCGACTTGCTACAAAAACAACTTGAAACAGATGCTAAATCAGAAATTGAGTTATTGAAGATTGAAGCAAAAGAGCGAGAAAATACACTTAAAGCTGAAATTGAATTATTAAAAGAAGAACTTAAACAATCTAAAGAACCATTAAAAGAAGAGGAAATTTATGGATAAACAACGCAGGGAATATGCCCTAAAAAAAATACAAGAAAAGAAAGAAAGTAAGCTAGAGAAATATGCCGCTGGTGGAGCTGCTAAGGTTAGAAAAGGAGAAGCGACGAGTGGCGGTAAACAGCTGAGTAGAAAATGAACCGCCATAACCTATTAGATTCGCTAAAAAGTGAAATAGAGAAAAACAGATCCTATATAACAAATCCTCACGGTATCACTACTTTTGATGATTATAAATTTTATATAGGGGTCTTACACGGCTTAAATATAGCTATGGAAAAATTAGTTGAACAATATAAGAGTAATAGTGATGATTGAAAACTTTGAGAAGAAAAGATACGAATCTTTTGGCATTGACTTAAATAACTTCTGCAAAGAGACAATGATAAAAAGATTTGAGAACGTACATGTAACGGGGATTAATGTTCTAATACTTATATATAAGATGCCCGTGGTTACCGTAACTAATAAAGGGGTTTATCTTCCTCCGACGGCAGTGAAGACTGATTTAGAATACAATTCTATGGTCGGAATGGTTCTTAAAACAGGAGCTGATGCTTATAAAGGCGAGCAATTTCCTAGCGGACCTTACGTTAAAGTAGGTGATTGGGTTATATTTCCCAGAGGTTCTAGCCTGCAAGCTAAATATGAAGATGAACCGATAATTATGGTAGAAGACTTTAAAATCAAATTAATCGTAGAAGATCCATCAAAAGTATCGAGGTAAAAATGCAAGATGCAGTAAAAGATATAGAGAATACAGAGAATAATAATGAGGGCTTTGCAAATCCTGAGAGCGTTGTTACAAACGAATTATCGGAAGAAAATGATGTTCTGGTAGATGTCCCGGTAAATGAAACTGAAGCCGACTTAAAAGCTGAGGAAATTATCGAGAGTACCGTCAGTAATAACGTTGAAGAAAAACCTAAAGCAAAAAAATGGAAGGTAAAGCGAGATACCTATGCCGAAACTTATGCATTAGCTGCCGAAGTTGAAGCCTTAAAACAAAAAAATGCCAGTATGGAAGAATTGCTCCATAAGTCATTAGAGGCTGGTAATTATCATTATGGGACGGTTGCTATGGGCTTGCTTGATAAAGCAAAGGCAAATTTGGCTAAAGCCCTCGGTGAGGGTGATGTTGAAGCTGTTGCTACCGCTACTGCGGAAATTGCTCAAGCAACTAGTGTAGTGAACGATGCCAAAAGAGCACCGCAAGTAACCCTACGTGATAATGGCGGTTTGCAAGAACCGGCAGCGACAGTGCCAAACGCTTATACAAATGAGAATATGTTATATGATTGGCTTGAAGATAATCCTGATTTGGATAAAGGTTCTGCTGAATATAACGAGAGTTTAACTAACCGGGTATTGCCGTTTATCAATAAGTTAGAGAATAGATTAAAACGAAATAACCAAATGCATTTAATAGCTTCTCCAGAATATTTTAATATCATAGACGAATACGTGGATAAAATAAAAGATGAAGCAACAAAGATTAAAACAGAGGTTGCTCCTGTAAAAAAGGTAGGTACTACGCAAACCGTAAAAGAGCCGATCGGCAAACATTTCGGCGGAGTTCGAAGTCGTCATCAACCGACTAACGTAGTGGAAAACAAGCCTATAGTTTTAACCCTACAACAAAAGAAAGCGGCGGCAGCTTGTGATATGACAGAAGAAAAATATATTAATTATTTACAAAAATACGCTAAGGAGGCGAGAGGATAATGGCAACAAAAATTAAACCTGATACTAACTCTGAATTTAAAAGTATCGATCGTGATATAAGAGAGCATGATTGGGATAAAGATGATTTTGATTTAGACTTTACCGATTCAACCTGTCCTTTTACCACTATTGTCGATGAGATAAAAGAACCTGGTATGGAGTATTATTTTGCTTTAAACTCTCCAGAGCGAATCGATAGACTTTTATCACGCAAATGGCGTGTAGTAGATCCTGATAGATTAAGTAATAAACAGACCTTTACGCAAGCACGTAAAGGATTGGAAGCAAGAGACTGTATTACTACTGGAGATACGATTTTGTTAGAAAGAGATGTCAGATACGGGGATAAGGAAAGAGCGCATCTAAAGCAAAAGAACACTAATATAATGCATGATACTTTAGCCGGTCTTACGACGGATGTTTATAGGGTTAATTCGCCGTTTCAAGATAAATAACAATGTCATATTCGCTTATTAATTTAACTTCGGACGTTACTTTATCTTGGGCTTATCCGTTTACGGGAGGCGTAGTAGTATCGAACAAAAACAATATAATTTCTGATAATGACTTGCGAACGATGACTCTGCCTAGTAGCAAGCTTGTAACTGTAGGCACTAGCTTGTTATTTAATAATGTCGGTTTTCATGATTTTACGCTACTTGATAATAGCGGTGCTCCTATCGGAAATATTATACTTCCATCGGAAATCAGGGAAATTTATCTGACTGACACAAGTACGGATGCTGGCATTTGGTGTATGATTCCTTTCGGTGAAGGATCAAGTGCTATTAGCGTGATATCTGCCACTAGTAGTAACAATTCAATTAATATCACTCCCGGGACAATTACTGCTCCTAGCGGTAATTTTGATTTTACTCTTTCTACCTCTCTACAAAATTTAAATCTTTTAACTAGTAATACTTTACCCGGGTTTCCGGTTATTACCGCAAATAATCCCCTTACTTGGAAGACGGTTGTATTAGTGGGCGGAACTAATGTGAACATAGATAACGGGGATGGAGTAATTGATGCACCGATAATTAATTTAAATTCCGCTATATCGGGATTGACGGCACTTAATGTCGGAAGTTTCGCCCTTAGCGGTACTACTTTAACAACGAGTGAAACGGACGGTAGTCTGGCCTTATCTTCTAACGGTAAGGGTCACCTTGGATTAAACGGGGTGAACATTGACACGCTTAGTAACATCACTAATGTAAATAACTTAACTGTGTCGGGTTCTATTACAAGTCCTGCGGTAGCCTCTGCGCAATGTTTTTTCTTTGATAATAATAATGTAACAAATAATATTACTTTGCAGAGTAATTATAATATAGCATCAGTAACAGGCGGTAACGGTGCATATGTCGTTACCTTCACCGTTCCGTTTCCTGATGGTAATTATACAGTTCTATTAAGCCTTTGCCGTGGCACTGAAACTATCGCCCCATTTACTGCGTTTTTTAGATCAAGAAGCGCAGAAAGCGTGGTAATATATACGGTAGATACTTTAGGTAATTTGGTGACAGCTGCTGATGGAGTTTCGGTCGTTGTTTTTGGTAATTAGTCTAGAGGCGGCATTGATTTATTTGCTGGCATTAAAAATGTAATAATTTGACATTATAATTCATGTACGCTACACTAGTAAAATATGTACATGGAGTAAATATGGCCACCACAATAACGCACTTAAGACAAAATATTTTTAGTGAAATAGATAAAGTCATAGAAACCGGTCAATCAATAGAGATCGAAAGAAAGGGGCATATGTTAAAAATAGTACTAGAAGAAAAAAAATTAAAACTGTCTTCTTTAATAAAACGAAATAATGTTATCAAATGTTCTGATGACGATCTCATATATAATGATTGGTTAAAAGAGTGGAAACATGATGCAAGTGATGATTGATACTCATATAGTAGTATGGCTTTATATGGGCGCAGTTGAGAAATTATCTATAAAGGCTCAACAAAATATAGAATCGAATGAATTATTAATTAGCCCTATTGTACTACTTGAGCTTCAATATCTCTTTGAGATAGGAAAAATACTTGTTTCTTCAGAGGAGATATATGAGGATTTGCAGTTTAGAATAGGATTAAGGATTGACCACACATTGTGGAGTAGAGTTATCAAAGAAGCGTTAGCATTAAATTGGACTAGAGATCCTTTTGATCGCTTAATTGTAGCCCATGCTAATGTAATTAAATACCACTTGATTACTAAAGATAGTTTTATTAAATCCCATTTTAGTAAAGTTATTTGGTAATTCTTTTTCTAATAATTAAGCGATTGACTAAAAATACATTTTAATTTAAACTAACACTAAGTTCGAGTGAAAGCTCTGTCATGGCTAGACAATAAAAGGTCGAAGTGAGAACTTCCTAAGTTTGTACGGTTTCCTTTCTAAAAACTGTAGAAGATGTCATGGCTAGACAGAAAAAGGTCGAAGCGAAAGCTTCCTAGGTTGTTAATTTTCCTTGAAATTATCATTTACAGAAAAATGTCGTACGAGACACAAAATCGTTATTATTAATATTTAATGGAGAGATTGCCATGTCAAATGGAATCAATGCTTCTGGTGGTTTGCAAATTGTTGAATCGGCAATTGGCAACGGAGGAACGCAAAAATTAAAACCGTATCTTATTTATGCAAGTGCTGACGGTCTAACTACTCAACCGAACTCTATTTTTAGCGGAGATCCAGTAAAATGGGTTAGTAATCCAGGGGTAGCAGCTATGGTTGGTACAATAGCCCCGGAATATCTATCACCGCCTGCAAATCGTACTGCTGCTGCCGGTATTGCTACCGCTGCGGCAGATGCTTTCCTAGGTGTTTTTGTATCATGTACTTATATGAGTGCACAAACTAAGTTGCTTACCGACTCAAATTATTGGCCTGGAGGTACAATTGTTATGCCAGGTACTCCTATTACGGCGTATGTGAATGATGATCCGATGGCTATATTTAGCATACAAATATCCAGCTCAGTAGCTAATGCGGCCGGCATTAGATTTTTAAACGCAAGCTCAGGACTAAATGCCAATCTCGGTGTAGCAGGTATTAATTTTACCGATCCTGTTTTAGCATTAACTCAAAATCCTAGTACCGGTAATACTAGGAACGGTATATCGGCTTATTATCTTGACGGTTCTACTATTGCTGCTACTGCAACTTTAGACATGAAAATAATCGGTCTTGCGCCGAGTGTAAATCCGAATTCAAACCCAACCGGTTTAATTCCAGGTGTAAATATGCCGTTTGTGGATGTTTTGGTTAAGTTCAACAAACACGTATACGGCTCTGTCGGTGTTGGCGGCCCTACTGCTGGTGCTTAAGCTTTGGAGCTAAACAAATAAGGCGATTAGTAATACTGGAAATATCCCAGTATTACTTAAGACGAAAATGATGTGCAGTAGTAAATTATTAAAAAAGAAAATTAAATAAGGAATATATTATGTCAATTATAACCACCGGTGATATACCTTCTCTGTTAAGACCAGGTCTTGACGAAGTAGGTGTAGATTATGCCAGGTACAAAGGAGAATATGCCAAAGTTTTTGAAAAATTTAAGTCTTTTAAAAATGAAGAGATTGATGTTGATATCAAAAATACCGGCTACGCTTTAGAGAAGAGGCAAGGTTCGCCGATAGAAATGGATAGTATGGGTCAAAGATTCATCTATCAATTTATTCATCGTGAATTTGCTTTGGGTTTTCAAATTACAAACATAGCTATAGAAGATGACCTCTATGTAGGTAAATTCTATAATGGTACAAAGTCGTTGACTACCTCTTACGAGCAAACTAGGGAAGTTATGGCAATGAATGTCTTTAATCAGGCTTTTAATACTGCCGTGCCTATAGGGGACGGTAAGTCTTTATGCTCAAATGCTCATCCTTATGACGGTGGTACATATAGTAATTTAGTCGGTGATAATGTTACTGCAGTTGATTTTAGCGAAGCTGGGGTTGAGCAGGCGATAATTTTAGCCGGTAGGCTAAAGGATCAAGCAGGGTTATTAATAAATGCTTCTATAGAAACATTATTGCTACCGCAAGACTTAATGTTTTCAGGTTGTAGATTACTTGAGAGTGTTTTTAGAACGGGCACTGCGAATAATGATATTAATGCTATATATAATATGAACGCAATCCCGCAAGGTTATATATACAACCATTATTTAACGAACCCTAGCACTTGGTTCGGTTTAACTAATATTAAAAACACCCGTAAACATTTTGAACGTAGACCGTTAAAAATCAACGTATCTACCGATCCGGTTACCGGAACAATGTCGGTTTTGTCTTCTGGTCGTTATTCATTCGGAGTATTTACGCCAAATGGAGTGATCGGAGGTGGAAGCATAGCGGCATAATTTTTTAAAATAAAAGGATTATATGCAAGATAAAATTATTTTAATAGAAAAAGACATACAAGCCGTAAAAGACACTCACGGGTCGTTGGTAAAATATTTACAGGAAAGCGTAACGTCGATTGAGAAGTTAACTTTAGAGAAGGAAAAAACCGCTCAATTACTAGCTATAAAAGCCGGTGAGTTTCAAGCTTTGACTCGGGTACTAGAAGTGTTAAAGACAGAAGAATCAAAAGTAGAATTGAATAGTGCGGAAAAGTAATGTCCCAGTCTTATGAATATATATTCCCGGTCGCAAAGAACAATGGAGTGGCATTAACACAAACTCCGGTAACCGGTACTAATCTTAGATTAAATGGATCGTATACAAATAGTGTAACCGGTATAGTTAACCTTGGATTTAGTAGCGTGCTAAGCACGACATCTGCCGGAGCAGATTTAAGTGCTGTTACCTTCAACGTAACCGGTAGTCAAAACGGTGTTAACGTAACAGATGC